GCCCAAGAACATGACATGAGCTGGATCGGCAATCTCTTCAGCACCAAGAGGACGCGGTTCGACGCCGCGAAGCCCGACCGCTCGCCCGTGCTCCAGCCCCTTCCGGTGCAGGAGCAGTTCACCCGGCTCGGGGGCGGGCTCACCCCCGCCTCCGTGTCGACCATCCTGCGCGAGGCCGACACCGGGAGCATCTACCGGCTCGTCGATCTTGCCAACGAGAGCAGGCAGAAGGACTGCCACCTCCAGGGCATCCTGCACACGCGCGAGATCGCGCTCTCGGGCCTGCGCTGGAACATCAAGCCGTCCATCGCGGCCGGGGCAGACGTCGCCACCGAGTCGGACAAGGCGGTGGCGTGGTTTTGCGAAGACGCCCTCGCCAATGCCAAGGGCAGGGGCGACGACTCCAAGGGCTTCGGCGACTTGCTGGCGCACATGCAGACGGGCGTCTACCACGGCTTCGCCGTCGCGGAGACCGACTACACCCGGGCAGGGATGGGCATCGTCCCCGTGGGGTTCTTCCTGGCCTCGCCACGGCGGTTCGGGTTCAACTCCGACACCGGCATGTTGGAGTGGCGCGACCAGAACACCATGCGCGACGGGGTGCGGCTCCAGCAGACCTACCCCTACAAGTTCATCCAGCACCAGCCGCGCGTGAACGGCGACGTGCCGACGCGCGAAGGGCTCTCGCACGTCCTGATCTGGTCAGCGCTGTTCCGCAACTGGGACATCGCCGACTGGATGAAGCTCGCCGAACTGTCGTGGAAGCCCTGGCGCTTCGGCGTCTACAAGAAGACGGCCTCGACCGAGGACATCAACGAGCTTCGCACGGCACTCCAGTACCTGACGACCAACGGGGTGTGCATGCACTCCGAGCGCGTCGAGGTCAACGTGGAGTGGCCTGAGCGGGAGCGCGGGACTCGCCCCGGGCACTCGGTGCTCGCCGAGTTCATGGCGATGGAGATGAGCAAGGCCGTGCTTGGCCAGACGCTCACGGTCGAGTCGGGCGAGCGCGGGGCCCGGTCGCTCGGCGAGGTGCATGACCGCGTGCGGCTCGACATCCGCGAGGCCGACGCTGTGGCAGTGGCGACGACGATCCAGCGCGACATCTTGGCGCCGCTTGTCAAGTTGAACTTCGGCGCGGGCGTGGCTGTGCCCGAGTTCGCGTTCGTCACCGAGGACGCGGTCGACGTGGGCGCGTTCGCGCGGGCATGTGCGCAGCTCGTGCAGAACGGACTCGCTGTCCCGCAGTGGTGGGTACGCGACCGCATCGGGGCCCCCGAGCCGCGGCCTGACGAGGACATCCTGAGCGGGTTCCCGCCGGATCAGTTGGAGGAAGAGGACGTGGACACGTCCGAATTCGACGAAGAGGAGCCGGGCGACACCGAGCAGGAGAAGGACGATGACGAATGAGCGAAACGAGATGCAGGAACAGGCCGGACAGGACGCTGCCGTACCAGGACAAGATGGTCTCGTTTTCCGAGCCATGTTGGTGCGCGAAGTGCAGGAGGCTACGCGCACTGTCCCAGTCGTCATGTCCACCGGAAGCGTTGACTCCCACGGAGAGATCGTCGAGCAGAGCTGGCGACTCGAGCGCTTCTTGAGCAACCCGGTCTTTCTCTGGGCGCACAACAGCCGCGAGATGCCGCTCGGCACCGTCGAGGACGTCAAGAAGGAGGGAGACAACCTCGTGGGTGTCGTGCGCTTCGCCGGCGCCGACGTGAATCCAATGGCCGAGCAGGTCTTCCAGGCCTACAGGCAGAAGGTCATGCGCGGCGTGTCGGTGGGATTCCTGCCTCACGAGATCCGCATGGAGCGCCGTGACGACAAGGACGTGGTGGTGCTGAGCGACAACGAGCTGTTCGAGCTCTCCGCCGCGCCACTGCCGGCCAACGCCGAGGCGCTCTCTCGGATGCATCTCCGGTCGATGGCCATGGCGCGCAAGACTCCGGCGGGGGAAGCCCCGCAACCCAACACGCCCCCCCCGCGGGAGAAGGAGACGAAAGTGGACATGAAGGAACTGGAAGCTGCCAACAGGGCAGCGCTCGACGAAAACGCTTTGCTCAAGCAGCGCATCGATGCGCTGGACGCGGCGCGCGCAGAGCAGCAGAAGCGGGCCGAAGCCGCCGAGGCTGCTCTCGTGCACCACGAGGTCTCGAGACTGGTCGGCAAGAAGATCACCCCGAAGGAAGCCGAGAACCTGGTGAAGTTCGCGGCGCAGAACCGCGAGCTGTACCTGGAGTACCTCAGCGCGGTCAAGGAGCGGCCGGACATGGGTCTCGTCAAGGACGTGCCCGCGCCGACCATGGGAGCAACCCCTCCGGTCGTCACAGCGGCCGAGGACATCAGCACCCGCGCCGCGGCGCGGCAGTGAGTAGGAGGATGACATGAGCAGCGCACTTCGCTATCTGGACGAAAGTCGGATCAAGTACTACACCGTGGCGGCGGGCCAGGCGGTCACGCTCGGCTGGCAGGTCATCCTGGCATCCGACACCACGGTGCAGAACAGCGGCTCCGCGAGCGACGCAGGCATCGGCATCGCGCTCGAAAGCGCGGTCGCGGGTGCCCCCGCCAAGATCCACCTCTACGGACACGTCGTGCCCGTGGTCGTGGGCACCGGCGGTGCGACCCGAGGCGCCAAGGCGATCTTCGTCGCCGACGGCTTCACCGACGCCGCAGCGGCTGCCGCGGGCGCAACCACGACTCCGATCGCTGGAGTCTTTCTGCAGAGCGGGGTCGCCACCAACCGGGTGGGCATGATGCTGGCTCTGGGCGGCAACCGCGAGAGCGCGTGACGCTCGAGCAACGGAGAATCCAATGAAGATCATTGAACTGAACGACAAGCAGATGGATCAGATCCACAAACTCGGCAACGGTGCCGTGGACCTGTCCTATCGGGACGTCATGGGCCTGCGTCGGGGCGGCTACGATCGCGCCAATGCCTACGAGCAGTGGCGCGGGCGCATCGATGAAGTGCTGCACTCCGATTCCCCGGCCGACAAGGCAGCGGTGATTCGCGAGCGCACCGAGCTGTCGAAGATCCGGGGCAAGGACATCGCGCCCGGGACGGTATCGCAGACCCCGGTGCTGACCAATCTCTCGGTGCAGTACGCCAACGAGGAGTACATCGGCGAGCAGCTGATGCCCGTCGTCACCGTCCCCACGCTGACCGGCACGTACTACACGTACGGGCAGCGCGATCGGATGGGCTACCCGGACGACCAACTGGGTCCGCGCGGGCAGGCGAACGAAATCCACGAGACCCGTGGAACTGCGACCTACACATGCACCGGCTTCGGCTACGAGAACTACGTCGACGGCGACACGATCTCGGACCAGGATGCTCCTCTCGACGAGATGTTGGATCTCACCGAGTCGTGCGCCGAGGGCCTGGCCTTCCGGCGTGAGCTGCGCATCGCGGGGATCGTGGGGGTGTCGGGAAGCTACGGCGCCAACACCGCGGCCATCGCAGCGGGCAATCGCTGGAACACGGTCGCCGGCGGTGACCCCATCGCCGACATCCAGACCGGCCTCGCCGCGCTCTGGACCGGTCGCGGTGCGTCCGTCATCAAGGGGTTCACCTCGCTGAACGTGTACAACGTCCTGTCGCGGCACCCCCAGATCCTCGACCTGTTCAAGTACAACGGGTCGAGCCCCGGACTCGCCACTCCCGGCATGATCGCCACCTTCCTCGGCTTGACCGGCGGATTGCTTGTCGGCAAGGCGCAGCAGGACACCGCGAACGAGGCCGCCACGGCGGTCTACTCGCGCGTCTGGCCGGACGTGTTCGGCATGATCCGCGTGGCGCTGCGCCCGACCCGGCGCAACGCCTTCTTCGGGGTCACGCTGCGGCACAACTCGGTCAACGCGATCCAGTGGTTCGACCAGACCAAGGGCGTGCATGGCGGCTACTACGCCCGCGTCGCCCTGTCCGAGGCGCACCCCATCGTGGCGGCTCCCACTGGCTACCTCATCACGACCCCGATCTGATCCGGGGTCTGACCGCAGCCGGGCGCACAGCTGGCGCTCGACGCCCGGCTGCGAGGATCACGCATGACCTACATCGTGCAGGCAGACATCGAGGCGCGCGTTTCGGCCGCGGTCCTCGTGCAGATCCTCGACGACAACGAGGACGGCGTCGTGGACACGGTGCCGCTCGCGCGGCTCATCGCAGACTCCGAGGCCTACGTGGAGGGCTTCCTGCGTGGCAACTATGACCTCGCTGCGCTGCGTGCGATGGGCACCGCGTGTCCGAGTGAGGTCAAGCGACTGTGCCTGGAC